TAGTGTTGTTTCTGTTTCATTCTTACCACTAGCGGCTCCAACTACAACAGAAGTACCTGTTGGATTAACAGCAAGTGTTGACCCAAAACTTTCACCGCCGGTTGCTTTTGGACTTGTTATTTTTTGCACAAAAGTATACATGTCTTTTGTACTTTCATCTGAAGTATTTTCAAATATGTAAACTTCGCCTTGATTTGATTCCACATCGTCGCCATATGGTGCACCAATAACTAGTGTTTCGCCTTTTTTACTAATTGCTAAAGATGTACCTAATCTATCACCTACGGCTAATTCACCTATTGTGCTAGTATTAATTGTTTGTACTAAGTCATACTCGTTTCCTACAAGTCTATAAACATAGACTGATCCTGTATTAAGGTCGCTTCCGCTATCTTTACCTGGAGCACTTATAACAAGTATTTCTTGATCATCACTCATTACCATTGAGTATCCAAACTCGTCATCGTTGTTTAGTGTTTCAGGTGCTTGAATTGTTGGGAATGATGCAACTTGCCAATCTAGTGTACTTCCGTCTGTTGCTGTTCCTAATATATAAGAATAAACTTTACCTTGATTGTTATTTGCTCCAGGAGCACCTACATGAATTCTGTTTTCTCCTATTACAACTGAATAACCAAATCTTTCATTACTTGCTGGACTTTGTGAAGCAATTACATATTCTGTTTCATATAAATTACTAATTGTGTCATACTTACTAACTTTTACTATACCTTGATTTTCAAACGCCGAAGCACTTGAAGCAATATCTGCATAGATAAAGTTTGGCCTTGTAACATCGGTCGTTTGTTTTACATTAGATGCATATGGTGCACCTGCAATAATCCTATCGCCAGTTGCGTCAACATCAATGCTAAATCCAAACTTAGGTCTCGCACCCAATACTAAATTATCACTAGCATTATCACTAATTGCGTAACCTTGATTTTGTTCTAGTGTAGCAATTGAAGTATTTGTTTTTCTACGTAAAATGTTTACAGATCCTTCATCACCAAAGTCAGGTGCACCAACAATAATTGTTCTACCTTGATTAGCATACTTGATGACTTGACCATATCGTATCCTGTCGCTTGTTGCTGGTGCGCCGAATTCGTTTTCTACAAATGCTTTTGTCTTTTCATAAACAATCCAGTTACCTGCTGTGTCATTATCAGCCCAAATTTTAGATCCTGGTGCAAATTCACTAATGTTTCTAACATTGTTTATTTCGTTTGATGTAGAAACTCTAGCATTTACAAATTCTAATATTGTACCTGTTGCACTATCATTGTTTAGATTAATACTTAATAAGTCTGTTGCTATTGTAAATGATACTAAATCAGGAACACTTGTTACAATATGAACCCCATTAATTTGATTATCAAAATCCTTAATACTAATCGTAGTTCCTTCCTCCAATCCATGAGGAATATTTGTATGTAGAACTATATTTCCGTTATCAATTGAAACCGGAGTATCTTCTGGATTTATTAATCTTGCATCACTTACTAATAATCTGTATATTGTCCAAGTATCTTTTTCATCACGTGCTACCCAAATAGTATCACCTTCATCTAATGTAGGAACAAGAGTATTAGTTGATAATTCTGACTTATCAAATAATGTCATTGTAACATCATCAAGTCTTGCATAACCTGCATAAGGAAGTTTTAATACTGATGTTAAGGAAACACCTTCTTCATTAAAATTATAAACAGGCCACGGTTTGCTGGTATAGTTTGCAGGCTTAACCGTTAACTCTCTTGGTAACACTTGAATAACATTACTAGATGTTGAACCCGATACTTTTGTGTTAACAAATTCGTATGGTTGTGGATTTTCAACATTTAATCTTTCATTAAGAGGTAATTCAAGTTCTTTAATAGTTGAATTGCTTCCTAGACTACCAATTTTAAACGCCCATAAAGAATCTACTTCGACATCTGTCGGAACACCGTCGATTTGTAAACGTTGTATTTTATCAATGGCGGTTTTTGTTCCTTTTTCTTTAATATAACCTTGATAGAATTTGTATTGTGCTATTTCATCAATAATTAAATTATCTAGATAATCACGTTTTTGATAACCAATTAAGTGTTGTGCTAATTCTGTTGCCTCTGTATCAAAGTTTTCACTTTCTAAGGAATAAAAATCCTCGTAACTATATGCTTTATAATCTAAATTAGGTAATAGTTCTGCAACAGGCTTATTACCAATATAAACCCAATCTTCGTAAACAAACTCTGATTCTCCTGGTAAAAACTTAGAAGCACTATAAAATTTACTTTTAAATCTTACAACATCGCCAATATTATAATCCCATCCTGGCTTCCAATCTTGTATTACTGCCTCGTCAAATACAAATCCTGGTGTTACAAAATCTCCGTTCCATTCACTTGTTTTAAACCCTACAAGTTTAATACGCTTCTGTCTATATCCTGCTTCTTGATCGTAAAGCACGTCACCAAAAGAACTTCTATCATCAAATACAATAACATGTTCATGTTGAACAAGATTAAGTACAGCAAAGTAAAGACCCCTTGCTGTATCTTTAGGACTTAGATAAAATTTTCCTTTTGAACGTATTGTTGAAATACTATCCTTAGGCATAGGTGTACCGTTTGCTGTAAGAATACTATATTCATAAAAACTATTCAATACATTATCTACCTGTCCTGTTGTGTAATTAAATTCAATCTGTTCTGCAAACGGAGACAAAGAAATAATTGTTCCTTCTGCCCATTTTTGCGTTACCCAGAATAAAAATTCTTTTCCACTTAGATCCCAGTTTTGCATTTCAAGACTTTCTTTTTGATAGTTGTCAAAAACAAAGCCTAAACTTTCTAGATATTTTCCATAACCTCGAATAACATCATATACTTCTTGTACCCTTGTAAATTTTGTACCATATTGAACTTCTGTTATTCTTTCAGCAAACTTTGTTGCTTTAATAACTTCGGCGCCACCGCTTGTAGGAACTTCTGGTATACTAGCAAATTTAGATCCATCAAACGTTGCTGTACTTGTATGACTTTCTTTTACTCTATAATACTTGTCAGAAAATTCAACAATCTGTCCTACACCGTAAAATTTTTCTTCATCCCATTGTACGGTTTTTGCTTGTTCCCCTCCGACATTAATCGAAGAATCGTTTTTAGTAGTAATCGGTTGAAAAATATTAAAATAAGGTCTTAACTTATCATATCCTCGAACGATAAATCCGTCAGTTGCTTTTTCAACAATGATACCACTAATTCTAACACTTTCTACAGGATTAGATTTTCTTAAAACAAGTGTATAATTTTCTTCTGGAAGAAAAACACTATTATCTGCACGATTAGGATTTGAACTTTCTGCTAGTACACGTAAACGTTTTTTATTAGCAAAGCCGCCTAGTTTATATGCTAAATTCATAGATGTATTTGTAATTTGACTATAATAATTGTCATTTACATCTTTTCCTAATCCTTTTAGGAAGTCTGTTATCATTACGTGATAACCTGTTCCTTTAAATCTAATATTATTGTAGTATAGACCGTCGACTTTTACTTCTGGAAAACTTAAAATTTTTCCGCTATCTTTGTAAATTAAATTTCCACTTGCTGTAATTACATTTTGATTTGTATCAAATAATGACCCAAAATATTTTGCAGGACGAGTAAGTGCTAATGCAATTTGTAAAGCAAATGGATACCAACTTGATTTTCTCCATGCTGTTTCTGCAGGACCTTGATCTCCATATTTCCAGGGATTTCTAACATTAACAACACTAAATCCTTTTAGAATATTGACCCTTGACGGATCAATTAAATCACCGTATTCGTCAACAGGAATGTTTTTACTTAATCCCGGTCTCGCATAAGTTTCGTCAATATATGTTCCGTTAGGATCTTTAATTCTTCCTGCTTCAAGATCGTTCCATAAAATTTTATTACCATTTGTGTAAGGTGCTTTGCCGTACACATCATCCCACCATGTAGGTTTTATTGTCATTCCTAACATTTCCCATGGATGGGTATGCGGACGATCTGTATCAAAATAATGTTTGTAAATTCCTCTCCAGAAACCTGGGACAGGATTATTATCAAGATTTACAACCGTATTATAATTGTAACTAAATGGACTTTCTAAATCTGTTGTGGAATTTGTTTCAGCATCAATATTAAAAATTGATTTCCATTGACCGAAATCGTTTCTTAATACTTCATCAAGTTCTCTTGCTGTGTATTTTGTTTTTCTATAATAACCAGGTATTTCATCAAAAACATCAAGTACATTTTTATTGTATTCAACCTTGATATTATTATAGATACGCTTTTCAAATTCTAATAGTAATGCATCGCGTTCATCGCCGTAGGTTTTTGTAATAGACCCATCATGGCCTTGTAATACTTCCTGAGACGTTGCATAGGTGTCATCTAGATAAATTTCTGGTTTATATTTTGGATACAATCCTAACTTTGTTGGCGTGTTAGGAATAACGTTACCTGTTGTGTCATAATCCGTAATGATAACAACGTCACCTTGTTTTAATGTTCTTTTGATTGTTACCGTATTATCAATACCATCAAACTCGTAATCTTCATGTGCAATTAACTGCTCGTCATTCAAATAAACATAAACAGAACGATCGCTTATTTCTTCAAGCGTATATGCACTATCAATACCAAAAACATTTTGCGTTGCTGTTTTTACCGTATACGTTCTAGTGCTAACTTTTTTACCATATCCTGCCATGTCACTATAAAAGTAACTGCTTGACGGTGTTTTATCAACGCCTAGTGAATATAAAATATTATCAACATCGACTTTAACGTCACCTGTTAAAGGAGTTTGGTTAACCCTATCTAAAAATTTATCTTTGAAGAATGAATAATCACTAGCATTCTTCCTAATTGCATTAATAAAATTAACACTTTCTAAGTTTAACCCAACTAGCGATGGTAATAAAGATCCTTTGTGTTTTACATAACGTAAGCCGTCTTTAAAAATATCCTGTAAGTCTCTAGAGTTATTAATTCCATTAACTTCGCCTTTTAAATTAGAATTATTTAAAAATATAGTTCTAAAATGATCAGTCACGCTACCTAAAGTAAATGTTTTAAGATCATTATTTTCTGCATTATTTGTTAAGTTAATAGGCGGTTCATAAAATCCTTGATCGTTAGGTATTTGATCTGTTTTAATTTTTAATGTAACTTTTGAATCTGCAGGAATACTTTCATTAAAAACTAATTTGTATGATCCTCTAATGGTATCAATTTCTTTTGTAAAGTCTGTAACTTCTTTTAAAATTTTTCCTGAATATTCAACAACAATATCTAGATCATATTTCCATGGTGTATCAATACAAGTAACTTCTAGGGTATTTGTTTCAGCAATAACATTTAAGATCTGTTGTACACGTTGATCTGTTGTTTTGTTTTCAACTATTTGCCATCCGCTAACAAACGTCGATGTTGCGTCTGCATTATTAATTTTTACCAAACCACTTGCTGTATCTACATCATATTTTGTATCGTTTGTAATCCAACTAAACTTGGAATCATCCCAATCAAAGTTAAATGTAATATCACCAACGTTATTAATGTTCTGATAAGAAATTGGAAAACCTAATGCACTATCGTTTGTGCCTGTTCCTCTTTTATAACTAGCAATAGCATTTCCCACAAAATCTGTTGTAGGATATCTATCCTCATCGGAAAATGCAATACCATCTGAATTGTATAATTCAAAAAGAGGTGATTGATTTAATGTTGTTTTTTGTTGTCCACGAATCCACTGCGATCCGTCAAAATACCAACTAGAACCTTGATTATTTCTTCCATCTTTAACAACAATACCCTGACCTTGTGTTGGTGTTGTTTTTTCAATTAAATGAACTCGCTCAACTCCATTATATTCTACAAAATCTACTTCGAAAATTTTTCCTTTTACGGTAATATCCGGATCAGCATTAAAAGATATTAGCATTCCTTTTCTAAGAAGCACTTCATCAACATGGTAACCGAACGATCCTTCAACATTGCTCATTGCATCTTTGGTGCTTGTATCAATTAAATCAATATTTTGTAGGCCTGTTACAGCAAAATTGTGTAATTGTATATTTGCTTTAAATTCTAAAATAGGTCTGATGGCTCTGTAGTTTTCATCAAGTACCGGAGTTGCTTGATTATATTCTGCTGTTTTTTCGATTACATCTTTATGAACCCATCTGTTATATCTTGACCATGGATTTTTATCAATTGATGCTCTATTGATTGTAACATACTCAGGCGTTAATGGACTATTTTCTGTATCGTCATAAGGAGTATCATCAAACGGATCAACGTCAAATTCATAATCTTGGTTTTGAGAATAAGATTCTGGAGTGTTTAATTCACTTTCGTCAATTAAATTAATTTCTGTTCCAACACCTTCGACATAAAAATTCTTGTTTTTATATTTTGACGGAAGAACTTCACCGATAAATTGAACACGCATACCATTAGTAAACTCAACATTGTTTTTACTAGTAAAGGTTGATTTTCCAATAATTTCTTCTTCTACATTAATTTTAAAATCATCTTTGGCATTTCTTACTTCAAAATAACCTTGCATGTTCTGATGATATTGACATGCATAATAAATTCTATCAGGAGCATCAATTGGCACCGTAATTTCAATAGTGCCTTTATCAGTTCCATTGTTGGTAACCCCAGTGCTATAACGATCACCGATACCGGTTGTTAATGCTGTTTTAAGATTAAACGGATGACCTTCCGCATCAATTTCAAGTTTGTACGTAGCACCTCTATATAAAGTTATCGTTGGATTTTTAGTAAAACCGTTTGGCGTAAACACATACGCATTTTGTCCATCATTTGTAACTTTATATGTACTGATTGATCCACCGGCGTCACCAGAAACAAGAACCGGAGACGGTCCTTCTGGCATCCAATAATATTGTCTGTAGTTTACAAATTTATCAAAATCAAATAACGGGTTCCATGCATAGTATTCTGATTCGAATAATCTTTCATGATTGTTTGTTTTACCATTAAAGAATTTAATTTGATTTACTAAATCGTCGTAAGTTGCTATCCACTTGAAAACATCTTCCTTAGGTTCTTTAATAATAGCAGAAGGTAAAAAATTATATCTCCTTCTATTTGCTGTTATTTCTGTAACATAAGTGTCTGTGGCTTTAGAATTTTCAGTGTTTCTTGCACCAACAAATCCATTAATTCTGTCAAGAGTTCCTGTTGATATTAAAGAATCTAAAGTACTGCCTAAGAATTTTTTGTTTGCTTCCGTACGGAAGAACATAGGCAACAGATCAGCACTATTTCGTAACTTATCTTTATTTTCTATGTTTACAGGAGTACTTTCGTTCTCACTATATGCCATTTATAACACTCCGTTTAATAATTGTTCTCACTGCTATTCGCAGAGGATGAAACTTGTATATTACCAATACTATCGACTGCTGTTACAACATTACCAGTTGCTTTAAGATTGGTTGCTGTAATTTGATCAATAATATCAATGTTGTCAACGGTAGCGGTGCTAATGAAAACTTCATCTGCTTTACTTGTTATCTGATACATTGATCCAAAACTTTGTGTGCTTGATCTAGGAACAATAACAAAGTTAGCAACATCAGGTGCTGTTTCTTGTTGGATATAAGTTGCTAGTTCAGTAAAATAAAAACTATCTCCAAAGTCCCAATTTTCAATATTAAAGAAATCATTTATCGCTGTAATAACTTTACTTTTAATTTCGTTATCACTAATTGTTGAGTTATCATTTTTAACAATTTTAAATGTTGCTTGTAATGAAGTATCTGCATCAGCGCCAAACAAAGGTCTGTAATTTACAGAATGATATATAATTTCATCTGATAAACTTTTTACAGGATCAAGCACCGGTGCTAATTCCTGTTTAAGACTTTGTGATGTTGGTGCTACCGGCAATGTTCCTACGCCGTTAACGTATGCTCTAAATTCATCGTCATAGTTTTTAGATAAAACATACATATCAATAATATTTGTCTTACTAGGATCGATACGTCTGTCATTTTGTGCATTATGAATATATTGGAATTTAATATTATCTCTTCCAGGTCTAGCAAAATAACTAGTATCTAAATCTAATGTACCAGTTGTTGAATTGTAAACCTTAATAACATCCTCTAAATCATTATAAAAATAAAATAGTTGACCATTTGTATAAGGATCTAAATCTGTAACATTTGCTTCTCTATCAAAAATAACAAAATTATTAGAATCAATTTTTTCTGTTACTTGGTAACCTTCAACGGTTGTTGTTCTAAAAAATACAAAGTTAGTTAGATAACCTCTACTATCTTCTGTATCAGGTTTTACAATATTAATAAATGAATCTGGATCGTCGATCATTCCGTCATCATCACCGTCATAAAAATTAATACGAACCCTATTTGTTTCTTCGAATCCGTCTGTATTTCTAATACTACCTACAATTTCCCACTGATAATCTTTTTGTAGTATGCTATCTAAAACAGGGTCTTCGTTGACTTTAAGGACCTTAATTTGATCTTTAATAACCAATCCTGTTTCACTATCAAACTTTTTAATTCCTAGGTCAACAAAAAATTGAATTAAATTTTCACTTTCAAATCTATAATCTAATCCTCTATATGTTACAGAATAAGTTTCTCCATCTGTTTCAAATAATACAAACCAACTCTTATCTGCTTTAGCACCTGTTGTATCACCTTGACGCTCTAAACTAAAATCATCTTTGGTATTTAGGTTTGCATTAACAATAATTTTCCAAGTTTGTGTTTCTTGATCGTAACGAATACCAAATGTTTTATAATTAAACACAAGATCAACAAGTTGTGTTTCTAATTCAACAGGAAGATTAGTAACAATTGGTGGTACTAATTCCTGTGGTACCGCCAGTGAAGGTATATTTTCGCTTAATACAATCGGTCCTGTTCCATCATCTAAGTTACCTCGACCGCTATTAGAACCATCGCCGCTGACTTGAACCACTTTTGTCCAAATGTAATCTGTTGTTTTTTTAGTTTTTGTATCTGTTAGTGTTCCGTCTGGCAAAAAGTATTTTCCTTCTGGCGGAGTAAACTTAATCATTGTATCGGGTTTAATATACTGGAAATTATTACTAGTAAAACTACCTACCGTAATAGGCGCACCATTAATATTATTACGAAAATAACCCGTGCTACCATTTGAAATTGTAGTTGCTAAGGTCCAGTCGATATTAATATCACCTGTAAGTACTCTCGGAAACTTATCTAAATAAAATGCTTTTGTTGGTAAACTTTCAACAACCGGTTCAACTCTATTTCTAATAATTCCTAAAATATCATTTCTTGTTTGCCAAGTAAAAGTAAAATCATTTTCAAAATAGTTTTTATATAAAATACCATCATCGGCAATTAAGTTTGTTGACGAATATTTTCCTGTTGGATCTGTAATTTCAAATTGTCTTGAAATTCCTGAACTAATTCTGTTTACTGCTTTTACTTTAATAACATTATTACTTGCTGACAACGGATAAGCATTATAGTCTTCTCCTGTTATCATTCTATTTTGTGTATAGAATGCCTGTGGAGCGTTAGTTCTAATATCTTCTGTTGATTCAGAACGTGTTGCATTAGTAACGGTTGTTTGTAAACCTAGTTGTATTGTTAATGTATTTCCTTGTCCTGACTTACTAAAGTATGGAATTGTTAAAACAATATTCTGTAGGTCATTAGGTCTAATAGTATAACTTAAACCGTTTGATGATCTAAAGTATGTTCTAAAATTTCCTTTTGGTAAATCACCAAAGGTTCCGTCAGCAAAATTTAAACTAATCTGATCATCGTTTCTTGTATTAACACTATAAAGTGTTCTTGTGTTTTTATTAATACTATTGTAAATTACATTACTTCCGTAAACTGAATTTAAACTGGTCCATTCAGTTGTTAAATTATTATCTCTATCACGTTCCCATAACCATACATCTGTTTGATTTATGTTAGGAGAATCGATATTAATGATTTCATTTGGACTTGGGTCTGTAATAGTAAAGTTACTATTTTGCATTTCCCCTTGTACAAATCTTAGAAAGAATCCTGTATTAGGAGAACTATTTCCTCGTTTATCATTTTTGTAGACCATTGACAATGTTGATCCTGGAAGTGGCGATTGTTCTAAAAGGGCATTGTCTTTTATGTAAGAACTTGTAATTTCAAAATTCATGTTTCTTCCAGCAACGGTTTTACTAAATTCATATAAAGGAACATCTATATTTTGTGTGTTTAACCTATAAATGTCTGTTGTAATACCGTCAATAACTCCAGACTGATTTGGCTTACCAAACACGGTAGTACCGTTCATAGCACTATTCATTATTACGGTGAATTGCTCTAGCCAATTAGTATTTGTGTCATCGTTCCATGAAATAATTCTATTGCCAATATTATTTCCTAAACTATCTTGAACATTCTCAGTTGTTTGTATTCCTATAATTTTTAACAATCCTGAAGCAGATGTATTACGTTTAGGATTGTATCCTACTAATCTTGCAAGTCGTAAAACTGAACTGCGTTTTTCGGCTAATTCAATAAAATTTTCTCTAGCATTTAAATCAAATCTGTATGATAAACTTTGACCCAAGAATGCAATTAAATCAATAAGTGCCAAATACTCAGTTGATTCAATATAATCGTTAAAATCTTCTGGATAATTCTTACGCAGATAGTTAATCATGGTTCTACGCAAGGTAGGAAAGTCATATGAAGCAAAATCTGCATCAGCAAATGCACGATAAATTTTACTCCAATCTTGGTTCGCTATTAGCGAATTTTGTCTATTTTTACTGGCCATAACATTATTTATTTGATTGATTAACTGCGTATATTATTTCTGTTAGAAGTTTGCGTTAGAGCGATCAAAGTTAAGTCGCAATGCTTCGCTAACGTTATATTCAACAAATGATAACACACAGGAAACCTGAATCCCATAATCCTTTTCTACTACTTCCATCGCATCTATACGTATGCGAGGATCACCGTCTACAATAGCGATAATATCGCTAACAATTTGTTGTCGAACGTTTTCTGTAAATGGTTCAAACAACAAACCCCATATAATTGTACCAACATTTGGTTGGTAAATTTTTTCACCTTTTTTAATGTGAAAATGATTAACTAGATCTTGCTTGATTAGTTCTATATCATACAACTTATGATTCCTATTACCCGAAATAGTGCTCATTCCTCTATATATTTGAGAAGTTCGACCAGTGTTACCTTTGTTGGTTTTATTAGGTTTAATTGTGATGTCGTTATATCTAGCCATACTACTATTTACTATACCTCTCTATCCGTTTCTTCTTTAGAACTTGTTAGTTTAGTTTGATCTTCATGGAAATCATAAGGTTCATGTGTTGGAATTCTTTTAATCATTGATGTAAATGTTCCAGCATTGTAATAATTATATTTTTCCCAACCTGCTTTTGTACTTTTTTCATTGTGAGTATGTACACCAAAGTGTTTAACAAATCTACTTGTTGGCGGAGCCGCATCATTTGAAACGATCGCTGTAAACGCACCCGGGCCAGGTAAGTTTAAATGTACTGCATCTGGTCCGTCAATAAAAACCGTTTTATCTGTTTCTACATTGATATTTGCTCCGAGTGTTTCAATGTTGATATCATCTAATGTTGTTGAAATATTAATCTTTCCGTTATCACATAAAAGTTTATTTTGTGGACCTTGAAATTCTGCCCAGTATTCTGTGTTATCAGGAGTGGTAACTTCAAGCGTATCCGGAACTTGTGTTCTTTTAAGTGCTTGATAAAATTTCAATTCATTATTTTCATTTAGATAAGTTACGGTATAATCTTTTGAGTATATTTCATTCGGATCAAATGTTTCTGTAATTGTAGGAGCAGAGTTTGCTTTTATGTTTATGCTTGTTCCTGCTGTTTGTCTAATACCTAATTGTGTGTGCAAATCAAAATTACCACTTGTAATTGTTGTATCAATTCTATTAGCAATACTGATGTTATTGGTATTAACATTTAAATCATTTGTGTCTATTCTTTGATTTAATGTTTTAATATCACTATTACCTTTTACTTCAAGTCTATGAGATCCATTGACTAATTGTCTTAAATGATTAGACTCTGTTTTTATAATATTTTTTGATCTTATATTAATGTTACGTTTTGCTTCCAGATTAAAATCTCTATCAGCGTAAAAATTAAAATCACCCCTAGTACGCATACTGATACTATCTTCGCAGAAAACATCCATCTTACCGTCACTGGTTAACTCTATCCAAGCGGTACCTTTTGAATTTCCAATGTAAATTAAATCATTACTATCATGTAATAAAATTTGATGTCCGGCTTGTGTTCTTAATCTAACTAAATTATTAGTTCCGTCAATTGCTCCGTCGTCCATTGTAAATGAATGTCCACCCGGTTGTGTTACTTTCATTTTAACTGAATTAGCAATAGGTCCAACTAACTTTTCATCGCCGGTAAATCTTCCAGGAGTTTTAACACCAAAAATTTGATTTACTGCATCACGTCTTTGTGAACTGGATGTTAGTCCTCTAACATTATCAACTAAAAGTCCTTGTCTTCTTAAAGTAAAAGCCATAGGATGAACAGGATGTCTTACTTTATCTGGTGTTGTTTGTCCGATGTTTGCAGACTTAACAACATTTTCAACAGGCAATCCATCTTCGCCGTTTGCAAAATATTTTGCTGTATCATTATCCATCGCAACTTTAGTTGATGCCGCAGGTTCAGGAATACTATGATTTAGTGTTTGTTCTTGAAATGCTCCTAGCCAGATTCCCTGTTTAATACTTTTGTTTAGAAACATTACTAAACCTTTTGTTCCTATTTGAGGAGCAGGAAAAATCATTCCATGTGCTTGTTGAGAGTCTTGAAATTTTTGTGGATCCTGTCCAGCATTAATAAAGTCTTTAACACTATAATAAGGATACAACATTCTTACAGATATTCTGTTTTCAACTAATTCTCTAGTATCATCCTCATTACCTTGTAATGTAACCTGCAAACTTCCATGCTTTGTATAATCAGCATTACTTTCTACAACCGCTATGTATGGTCCTAATCCAATTTCTTGTGATAACTTTTCCGCTCTTTCTGGATTTAACGGAGCACTTGTTTTTTGTCTTTTATCATATATTGGCATTATACACTCCTAAATTAATCATCATCAACAATGTTTCCGGATTCGTCAAGAATTACAACGTTGCCATCTTCGTCTTCAAAAAGACCGTCCGCATTTCTTTTAAGGAAAGGTGGAGCAGATACATCTGGTATGTCTGGTACGCCTGGGAAGTTAACACCTATGTCACTACCTGTCGGTAAACCTTGTCCTAGGTCAACCCCTAGTCGGTCGCCTGTTAATGCTGGGTTTTGGAACCCTCCGCTTCCGACTGATACTCTCGAACTAAGGTTAACACCTATATCACTACCTGTCAGCGTTTGTACTGGAGTTTGTATTCCACCTGGACCCGATTCTATTGCTGATTGTACAGCAGAAGGAACAAAATTGTTTAAAGCATTGCTGTTTCCTGAAGCAACTGCTCCAGCAATATCTTTTGCTTCTGCAAAAGATGTCATTAATGCTCCACCAAATGCATTAGGACTAAACCCTATTGCGGAAGGAGCAATTTCTACTGCGGAAACTTCACTTAACCCGTCGACTCCGTTAGGATTAAATTTTAGAAACGCTTCTAATTCTTCTTTTGAATTAATTTTAACTTGAGATGATTGATCTAACTTGGCTGTTTGATCTTCCGGTGCTGGTCCTTGTTTTTTATCTTCAAGATCTTCAGTTTTAGAAACAACAATTGGTCTTGGGACGGTGTAATCTTCTGTTTGATTTGGTCTTCTAGCCGCTGTCAGTGTTTGAGAAAAAACACCCTGAGAAAAATTACTTTCGATTGTTAGTAACTTATATAATCCGCTGTAAACACTTTGATTTAATTTCATTGTGGATGGGAACCGCTCACCAGTTCTAAGTTCGTCGGCTGATGGATAATCGTATGCTGATGAGAAATTAAAAATAATATCAACTTCGCGACTAAAACTATTCATTTCACCATTGTTAGTTTCTAGTTCATCAGCACGTATGATCGGTCTGTTACCTATTCCACTACCGACAAGAAAAACAGGATCTCCTACTATTCCAATATCTGCTTTTAATAATGCTTTCTCTCCTGGATTATTAAACAACACTTCGTTTAACAATCTTGCTGTTTGATTAGCATTATTAGGTGTTGATGTGTTTGCTGTTGTTGTGTCTTTTTCTTGTACCGGTTGTGTTTTTTTATTTCCTACCCTGTTATTAAATGCTTCCGTAATGATTTCGCTAGGTGATTTATATATCTTTTTCTCTGTAACTTCAGATGTTGATGCTTCTGGGTCATTTTTAGGTCTATATTGTCCAGCGGCAAAAAACAGATTATTAAAATCTAAATTAAATTCCATTACATCAATGTTTTTTCCTGTAAAGATATAATTGTATTCTCTTACAGCGAATTCTTTTGCTTGTTCATAGTTCATTCCTTCAGTTGGTCCTGGTATTTGACTATAATGAACATAATATGGTTGAATACAATAATGAATTTCATACACTTCTCTATTGTAATATGTGTCATACCCATAAGGAATAGCATACTTTTCAATTTTGTACCACTTAATAAAACCTGTTTTTACAAAGACGTCTGTTTCCTCGTCTAACACTTTCGCATAACTGCTATCAGTTATTAAAGTATGAATATTTTGTTCTAGTGTTGTTCCTTTTTTAAACTGCCAATTTTCTCTATCTTCACCGTATGCTTTAAAAGTTTTTTCAAAAATACCTTCTTTATTGTCGTCTAATGTTTTACCTTGATCATTTAAATTTTTTAATTCACGTTTTAGATTTTCAATAATTTTTAATTGCTTATAATATTTTGCTCTTAATTCATTAAGTGTTTCTCCAACTTTTTGTGCTCCTCCATCTAGTTCAACTTCATCGGTAGCAATATCACCTTCAGGATCCGCATCATCAATTTCAACCCTATTCCAGTTATCAAAATCAAATGTAGATTTTGCTTGTCCTTCTGTTTTTTCAAACACAAGTCCTTCATTACCCTTATCCGTATCGTCAAAAAATTGTTTTAGTTGTGCATCGGATGGTTTATAATATGTTTGAATTTCAAAAATTAAATCTTTTCTTAGGGATTCTGCTTCACTAATAGCAGTTCTCATATCTGCGGCTTTGTCGCTTATTTCTTTTACTTTTTGATCTATTTGTGTATTTGATTGCTTAACTTCTTCATCTAAACGTTTTACTGCATAAAATCCTGAAAATGTTTTTTCTTTTTTCTGCATGGGTGATGAAGCAAACTTGTTTGTAATTGCAACTGGACCTCCCGGGGAGAACACTTGTTCAAAGTCCTTTTGCTCTCCATCTGATAGTGCTACCGCGGCATTGTTTTTCCATACATCTGCATTGAAATTTTTAAAGTTTAAAGCCGCACCTGCTGTTTCAACACTTCCTGTATCAACAGGAGCAAATTCTGTAGTTGCTCCGCCGGGTTTGCTGTAATTGGCAGGAAACCATACAGCATATTTGTGAGGTAAAAACGGAGCAACTTTTAATTCTGATGCTTTGCTTATTGATTTAAATCTTTTTGAACTTTTGTTTTTAGCAACAATTTCATTAACTTGCTTTTCAGATCCTGCTTTTGATTTTTTCTCTGCCATTTGTTGTTCTTCAATCTTATTGAATCTTTCAAATAAGTGATAAACAACACTTCCAACGGTTGGATTGTTTTGTTTTGGAGAATCTACATTAGACGATAATGTGGATACAACCGAAGTCTGGGCGGCTGAATTTAAACTGGTAAATTTCACATCATACACAGCACCCGCTTCTGTGACCTTCATAGAACTTGAATTGATTATTATTGGAAAGTATCTTCTTGTTCCAGGAATCGATTCTGTTTGTAGTGTTGGGGTTTTTTCGTTAGGCATAAATCTATGTCCAACAAAATCTAATGCTAAAAGAAAAGGTGCTCCTAGATAATCTTGATATCCAGCAAATCTTGAGGCATTGTATAATTCTTCATAAAAGCCTCCCACGCTGTAAGGTTCTGTTACCTTAAATGTTCCTGTTGTTATATTACCACCGCCAAGACTTGAAAGACCTACAGCACCCTTAAAACTAACATCATCGATAAACAAGTCTCTTGATTTTGCCGATCCACCGATTTTAAAGGCGCCTGATCCACCTTTATTAAGTTGTTCTTGTGTAATGGCCTCTATTTCTTCGGTATCTGCTCCTTGTTCTTGGGCTTCTTTTATCGCAGAGTTAAATGCATTACTATTGCCTTGTGATCTTTTGTATCCCCCACTTCTTAACACAATGTAAAACTCAGATGTTTCTGCTCCTTCTACACCAGTTTTAAACAAACTATCAAACTTACTGGGTAATTCATCATCCTTAATTTGCTCTGGAGTTATGCTGGCCAGTGTGAAAAGATAATTGTAGGAATTATAATCATGTAATCTATTATATCCTCTCTTGGTTTGTGGTCGTAGTGATGAAACAAGATGGCTGGGTACATTTTCCGTATCAACATTTGAAGTTATTGGAAAGTCCTGCGATATGTCTTCTGGATTAGGAATTGGAATTTCTATATCTGCCTTAACATCCCCTTTGAATCCATCAGGTACTTGGTTGCTTCCGAATGCAGTTCGTGTAACCCTTTTAGCCTCAACGCTATCCATGCTATACTCCTACAACACGTTTAATGATATCTATCGTTGGTACCTTTATTTCGACTCCTGCTACAAAATCAAAAATAGGATCTTCCAGCACTTCGGGGTTTCTGCTTTTGAATACCCACCATAGATTAGGATCTTGATATAAATCGCTGGCGAATAAATCGGGTCTATAATTGTATTGAGGTTTAATTACATACAGCACGTCGGATCTAACAGGTGGAATTGATCTATAGTTTAGTATGCCCAAACCGTTTTGATCAATAAATGTATTTCCATACAAACTAGATTTACTATACATTTTATAACATTCCTTTTTGTTTTGTCATTTCGCCTGTTGCAAATTTCTCTAAATTAAATGACGCTTGATCTGTTCTTGCAAATGCTGGTAAACATTCAACCGTAATATCTGTTCTTGTAGGAATCGATGTTTTAGAACCTCCCGAGGATGGTAAATCAATATAGTCAACATCATCATTCATTGTAAAAAAGAAACTTGATATTACCACTGGCATATTATTAAACATATAATCACCATATCCATCTAATAATACTACCGGAGGAGGAGCGCCTAAGTGTGCTCCACTTCCGAAGTGCATTTTAGTTATTGTTCTAAGTGCGTGTACCGTTGCTAAAACGAATTCCGCTTCACCTCTATTCTGTGCTGTAAAAGTTCCCACAATTGATATAGCATCCAAATTGGAGTTCTGATATGACTGAAATGCATAATTACTATGTGTTGGTTGGACTGCATTATAATTCGCTCTTGATTGTAAAACTATTTGTGGTGTGTATGGAAATACAATACTATTGCCTGTCCTTGTAAGGGGTTCTAATACTGACCCCGTTAGATATTCACCGGAGATTTTGATCTTGATTCTTTTATCTATTTTTGCTAATGTTGGAAGTTGGCTTTCTTGTAAGTATGGCAAGCCACCTGCTTTAATGTCAAACCCCAATCTATCTAGTACACCACTTAACCCGGTAATTTCACCTAGTTTAGAAAGACCCTCCATGGCTCCGGCATTTTGTGTTATACCTGTTGCTTCACCGATGTTTGATAAAAACCTAGTTCCGGCGGCCCCGGCGTCTTGTGCAAACCCTGCTCCTAGTTCTCTACCCTTATTGATAGAACTAGTTCCAAATGATGATATACTTTCTAAAAATCCAGCCATGTCGTTTTGGTTCCTTTTCTTACAATTATTTATT